CCTGGGGCTCCTTTAAGCACCCTTTTCAAGGGGGTCTCTGGGGCTCTGGGGCTCGCTCTCAGGCTGCGTGTCTGCTTCTACCTAAAGATGCGGACCTGCGCGAGTTCGACACACACTTTTTAAAGAACTTAAAAAAACAAGGTAAATATGAATTGTGGTGACATAATACTCAGAATACAACAAGGTGGAACATGTTGGTTCAATGCAAGTCTGAATGGATTTGCATATTCATCTTCATTTACTATGGCATAATATTATTAAATTAGTTGCCAATTCATTCCATCTATACTAAATGCTACTGTTAAGTTTCCTGATTGAGACCAGCCAAGTCCTATGGCTATCTTTCCATCAGTATAAAGATCAAGAATCATATCATCTGTAACATTTGTACTTCCTAGTAGCCATGGACCGTTAATCCCCGTATTACTATAATAGAATTGACCACTTATTTGTTGAAGTGTATCAAACCCATACATGTAGAAGTTATAATTAGACACATTACCGGTAGGCATCCCTTTTCCATATGACATATGTATTATATAAGTATCATTCAGTTTGAGTATACTGTTTCTTAAATTAGTACCGGAAAAAAACCCATACAAATACCCCCCTGAAAGTGGCGAACTTGTGTTGTAAGGAGTCAAATTATTTTGAAATATACTTGTACCAGAAATACCATTGGTGTTCACTGGCACCCAATTTATACCATCTGATGACCCATAAACATTGTGATAGCCAATGCCATAATATGTTGTAGAAAATTCGTCATATATCAATTGAGTTATATTTTCATTGTTACCTGTTGGAGTATCTAAATAACCAATCCAAGATGAAGAAGGTGATGTTGAATCTAATATAAAAGGAGTGCCCATAGTAGGGCCAGGTTCTGGAGATAAAGAAAACGAAAATGGTTCACCATATGCAACAATTTTATCTGGACCTGCTACCATTGATTGTATTTCATTGTAATCGTGTGGTATACCACTTACTGCGACCCAATTATATCCATCTTTGCTTTTGAAACTTCCCACACCACATTGTGGGTCTGTATCACCGATGATAACGAACTCATTTGTAGCTGGCTGATATGTTATAGATGTCCAACAAACCCTTGAAGGAAATTGGTCAGGGAGTACTTTCCATGTTATTCCATCATGACTCACAGCAATTGAATGATAATTCTGATTATCCTGGCAATTAGATTGATTGAAATCACCTGTAACGGCAACAAACCCCGGGTAACCAGTATCTATTAAACCAGCACATACATTTTTCCACCCGTGACATACCATCTGTAGGTGATACATATTAGAATTTATCCATGTATCTTGAGAATTATAATTTACAGCGGGAAGATATGCGGTCCACTGGATAGGTAACCCTTGATCTTGTGGTGAAACTGTAGTCCACTTTATACCGTCATAACTGTAGGCTGATACTCCATATGGATACTGAATACTTGGAATTCCTACTGCTGCCCAAATACGTAATTCAGGTGAATATGAAGTCCTCCAATAAACATTGGGGTCTAGTCCATTATGAATACCTGCTATAGTTGTTGTGGGCCTATATTCCTCTCTTTGTAAGAGTAATATGAATAGAATCACAATTGCTAATAATATTAGCAAGTCCATATACTGTATATAGATATTTTTATTTCTCAAAAGTATGAAGAGACATCCGCGCCATATCACACTTGGTAAAAGATGGCCAGAACGGTATTTTACTAGTCTGAGCCCAGCCATGAAAGTCAAACGAGAGAAGGAACTCCTCAAGAGGCGAACACTACCATATTCGAAACTGGGGCTGTCAGTGTCGAACAAAGCTGCAAAGACTACAAAGTCAAAGTGGACTCTACAGTTTCACAGAGTCTATCCAGATCTCAAGTTTAACAAGTCAGCTATAGCGAGAAAGACTGGAATATCTAGATCTACACTCAACACTGTATTCAACAGGGGTCTGAAGGCTTGGAAGACTGGTGGAAGCAGACCCGGGGCAACTGCTGCTCAGTGGGCAACTGCTAGAGTATATAAGTATGTCCTAGTCACCAAGAGAAAAGCTCCAAAGGAATGGTATATAACTAAATTTGATCCAGATCAAAACTTAAGGCGTTGAATAATGTTTCTATATATATAGAATGACATGTATATTCGGCTCAACTGGAAAAATTGGATCACTCTTTAAAATTATATACCCAGATGCACAATGTCCACATCACACAAATCCTATATTTAGCAAATGTAGCAAGTACATTTTCTGTAATCACAACATAAAAGACTATTCACAAATTGTAAGATTTACAAATGAGATGCTAGTACACATTCCAAATAGTGAAGATGTAATACTTGTCAACATAGCAAGTGATGCCGAAATCATTCAGATACCGACGAGAATACAATATGGTAATATAAAGAAGGAGTTTAGATATTCTCTTGAAAAGAGAAGGAATAGAGTTGTCAACATATTTTTTCCACATGTAAAACAATCCAATATGGTGGAACTTTTATCACAACTCAGAATGATTGACTTTTCAAGAGACTTTTATTACCTCTCAGATGTATCAAGAATATTCAAACCTATTTGGTCATCGATTCCTTCTGTCGTGATTCAATCTGATATACAATGGACTCAATCTCAATACTGTATCAAAGAGAAATTCAGTAGTGAAGTTGTTCAAAATGGTCAATTTTATGATCAAGTTCGACGTGAAGTTGAAAATGCGTACAGACTTGATTTAGTCTCACACGATCAACTACACTTGGGTATGTTATCATGGCAACTTATATTTCAGGGTGCAAAACCTGATGGGAAGGTTCATGTAGATATGAAACGATGTCTGTTTGGTAACTTGTTTAGAGCCATAGTTTGTGTCGAGAATGACTCTGATAATCAACTTCTCATAGGTGAGACAATGTACCAAATGAAAAGGGGTGATATTATAGTTATACCAGATGGTGTAAGACATCAGCCGCTCAAAACTTCACACGGAAGTAGAAAGATTATCATATGCGATCTATTCACGTCTCACGTCCCAGATTACTTTAAGATTCTATTATTTTACATCTTCAATAATTTAAAGTTTATTGGAATTGAAGTCTAACGCATCATCATAATACAATCCCAATAGTATAGCACCTGGAAACTCCTTTTCATAATTGAGAGTAAACTGTTTCATTCGCTTGTAATGATCATGAATGCTACTATCATTTTTAGCTACGTTACAAGGAGTACACGCGGATCTGACGTTGATTCTAGTATACCCAATAGCACTATTCATCCTGTCAAGACCAGATATTGGAACATCTTCATATGACCATCCATCACACATATAACAAGGGAGTTTCATGAGTGTGCATGCATATTCAGCGTCTAACGAATATCCCTTTCCTGATTTTTGAGAATTTCTCCTATAATTAGATATGCGTGTATAAATGACACACGATCTGTCTAACCAATTTAATGTACTCACATCAGTAGCAAACCAAGATTGTGGATGATGTGTCTTACATCCTCTACATTCTTGACTCTTTGTAGGGTCCTTCACCTTTCCAGTATTGTTACGCTTATGCTCTTCTTTAAGGTCTTTTGTATACTCATTCCAGCAGCTGATACACTTACTATTTCTTGATCTGTAATTCTCTGGAGTTATTACTACTGCACAGACTGAACAGTTCTTCTCATCCATCTTGTGTATTCAGACGTTCGCATCTTTAGTTTATTCCATAGAGGAATAGCTGATATGTGTAGATATATGCTGTCATACTAAAAAATGTAATCTCATTCTTATTGAACTGTTGATTTTTAGAACCATATGGGGTGTCATATGTGAGTGTAAATTCCAAGTTGTTGGGGTCTGGGAATTTACTAAAGTCGTGTGGTATAGGAGTTCCAAGAGTTGAGTTGGTTGCTGTAGTGATAAACTCGAAAGTTTTCCCTTGATATTTGAAACTTTGTTCTAGGCCTATAGTTGGGCACGAAATGTTGTAGTTTTTGATTGGTAGGGATATAGGGTGTGCAATCTGTAGCTCCGTTACACAAATCATCCACGGTGATGGAACCTTTGTAATATCGTGAAGTGAAATATTGATATTCTGAAAGTCAGTATTTATGAATGGTAGATTCTTTCCAAGTATAGCTGTGTCGATACCACTTAGAAGTGGATACCAAGTACTATCTCCATTGTACTGAATCATCATGTTATATTTAGAGTCAGGCTCGAGACCATTTTTATAGATGAATGATCCACCACCGACATCGTCATCCCCAACAACACGTCCAGAATTTGTATTTATAGTCTGTATCTGATAATCATTGCTAGATGTTTTGTCTGGCCATCTTACACCTATTGCTGTTGGTGTCGTAAGGTATATTGTTCCTATATCTGGGTAGAGACCAGGATACTTGTAAGGAATCATACGAGCAGTTGATAACTCATATTGTGAATATAGATTGGGATACTGAATAGTGAATGATCCAGAATTCATATTTTGAAATGAAGCAAATACATATAGATCAGATCCGGAAAAGGGTGCAGTCTCATATTGTCTCGATGCACCATTCCCCGAACTGAAGAATTGGAAAAAGTGATTCTGAACATCCATATTCAAGAGGACCGAGTCATTGTTATTGAAGCTCTGTTCTATATTCTCTACATAAGCACCATTAATATACACATTACCGTTAACAGCAAGGTATATTAGAACATCCAGTCTCGTTCGTGGATCCCCTGAAATATTACTCGAATTGACAATTCCTATTCCACAAAGATCCATACCTACATTACTATTCTTCCTGAACTGAATATTGAGATATGTATTACTTATTATGTTTGGGCTGACTCTTTGCAAATATATTCCGGGAGCACTTGTATTATAAGCCCAAGCCGTCGTTAGATTATCAGCCGAGTTGACATATCCATTATCTAGATTATCTGAACGATCAAATTGACAATAAACATCCTTGCCCATAGGTTGATAGACTGTACTGAAAAGATCATATTGTGTAGCATGTGGATTTCTTGGAACAGTTCCACTGAGTAACACAAAACCATTAGTTATAGTATATCTTACTGGAGCTCCACTAATGGAGCACAAACCTGTAAGTGGTGTAGGAGGTGATGGAACAATGACACTGTACGCAAGAGCCGTTCCATCCCCCAGAATATAATAAGGGTTATCGAGAGAGAATGCTGCTGGTGCAACAAAACGATAAGAGTATGCAGAATCAACGTTAAAGTTTACATTTGAATCAAACACAGCTGTTATTACACATGCATTTGAACTTAGAGAAACAACCATAGGAGGACCATCATCATCACTGATCACTCTAACTGGGGCTGGTAGAGGATTAAAATACTTAAATTCAAGTGTATTGGAAGTTGTTGCAACACCATAATAGGTCGTACTGTACTGAAAGTCGACACAGTTGAGAGTACAAATAATTGGTGGAAAGTTGTCCAAAGATCCTGAGAGTGCTACAGAAGTTTGACCAGGGTTCTTCGTTATTTTTATGTTTGGGTAAGTATCACCATTTATAACCATATTGATCGTCCCATCTATACGTCCAGGATTACTGACATCGTACAAAAGTCTCGAACCTATAAGATCTGCATTTATGTACCATGAAGTACCAGGAACTACAAATGGCTGAGGAGCTACAAACGTAAGTGTCAGTGGGCCATTAGGTTCTTCAAATCCAGAGAGATAGGCCAACATATTAGAATTTTCTGAATCCAGAAACCAATAAGCTGGTTCAGCTAACCCTACAGTTTTAACAAGAGTAGCAAGCGGAATATTTGTAATAATATTATTTGAAGTCCAAGTTCCGGAGTCGTACACACCCTCATATGGAACTCCATACACAAAGTCAAAGTTTGCAAAGATTCCGTAAGAAACAATATCCTGACCAACATCAACAAAGAGAGAATCAGAGTATATGATACTTCTACGTGGGCCATTCATAGGAGTTGGATATACAACCCATAATGAATCTGGAGTCGGTGCAATTGCATAATAACCTTCATCTGCAACAGCTATGAAATGTCCATTCCCGTAGGCGACACTATTCCATGTGTATGTTCCCTCTGAAAAATTACCACCTTGAATAAAATTGATACCATCACCAGAATAGTAGGTTCCACCGCTAGCTGATAGAGCTACAACTTGACCACCCCCCTGGCATACACATGTAATAGTATCATGAAGTGGATCACCATTATAAAGCACTGGAGACCAATCCAATAGATGTCCATAAAACAAATTATCATTATTAGCAGTGTATAGATATGTATCAGTACCAGTCAAAAAAAAGTAGGTGTCATTAACAAGATTTGATACATCTGAATCCCAACTTATCCCATCCGAAGAAACCCCAACGGTTGGTAACTCAGATCCAAAAGTAACAAATAAACCGTTACTGTATCCGCCACAACCCGTAGCATTATTAAGTAAATATGTAGAGGGTATAGCCCAAGACTCCAAGTCGACCGAGGTTGCTATCGATCCATCTGCATAAAAGACGACAAAATTAGGGGAATTATATGCCAAAGCTACTGGTTGCGATGTATTAGTAGTATTTATGGAAACAAAGTTGATTCCATCTGAACTCTTAGCTACAGAACCATCATCTGCTATTGCAACGTAGTATGGGTCACCATAGACCAAATACCTCCAGTATCCTATAGGAATATTTCCATCATTAAAAATGACAGGACTCATTAGTATAATGAAATATTTTTATTACAACTAAAACAAATCTATGGGGTTAACATACTGACTTAGTACAATAATCAAATCATTCATCACCTGATGAAAGGTGCTCGTCTTGTATCCTCCAAGGTTACAGAGGTGAAGAGCATCCGTGTCAATCTTCGACATGTCTAGATCTTCGATCATCATCGCCAAGATGATATACCCTTCAAGTTCTACACAATCTCGCTCTGTAACCCCCTCCATTTGTACTTTATCGTCGAGCGCAAACAAGTGCCCGAGGATAGAGTGAGCTCCCATTAGTTGACTGTAATAATAGCCAAACTATACTTTAGATCAGGATGAGCCTCGATGATGGTTGCCAAAAGCCTCTGAGCGTACTCGTAAGTGCTTGCGTGCCAAGGCTCGTAGCTCTGGTCAAAAACGTTGACGATGTTGAAATGCATTTTATTCAAGTCTTATGGACCACCAGGGGCCCAAACGGACACCCATTTTATTCCTCCTCTTCGCGAGGCTTGAAGTGATCATAGGCCATCTTCAGTGCCTGAGACTTGGCAGACTTGGTGGAGACTGTGACTCCATCCATCTGGAGAATAGACTCGTAGATGCACTTGAACTCGGTAGTCTTTTCGAGACATGCATTGATATTCTTGCGAAGATCCTTCACCTCAGACTTCTTAGAGAGCTCCTCATCAATAAGATCCGTAATATCAGACATTGTTAGTTATTTTGTGGCTTGTTTATTTAAGCCGGATGACACTGAAATTTTCCATTATACGAGGAGTCACACATTGGTACCTCAGTGAAAGCTTCTCCATGTGGTCAGTGGTGTAAGTACGGATAGCATCAAACTCTGGAAGAATCTCTAGTACTTCGGCACCATTTGTAGATGTGCAAATTCGCTGCATAATTTCAGCACATACAACTTGATATGTATTCAGTACGTTTGCAATAGCAACCCGTTTTTCATTCTCCTTTTCGCGAGCCTGAATCTTTTGCTTAAACTTATCCTCTTCAAGTTCATTCATCATCAACTTGATTCGGATGTCTTGGTTATCTGTCCATCTTGGGACGTAATCATTCATCGTCACTGCAGCCAAATGATGACTATACTGGATAATGTTCCGTAGATAGTCCGTATCGATACGGAAACGCTGTAAGACGGGCGCAACTTGTGAGTGATAGTCTGGCATACCACCGCAAGGAATATCTCCAATCTCTCTACGCAAAGTTCCATGTTGTCTCTGATAGTCATAGTAGTGAGGATTATGAATACGACCCACCTCGATGTTTCCAGTCCTCCAACTGAATGCTGTGGAACACTGAGTACACCACATCTGATCACACCCCTCAATCTTGAAGATGAGTGCGGCACACTTTGGACACGTCTTGGTATCCTTAGCAAGGAGCCGAGCAGTCTCTAGACACTCTGGTTTACAAGTATGCTCATCCTCTTTGGGCTCGTGACAATCTGGGCAAGCCCACTTCTCACACACTCCACACTTCCACGCAGTTGAAAGAAATCCACGGCAGCCATTCTGAGGACAAGCCCTGACAAACTTACGAGTCTCCTTCTTTGGATCGAGACGTAAATTATTTATGGTATTTATCTGTGATCTATACATGGTTATCGTATTGTGATTGATAGCCACTTGCTCGTAGATTTTGAAAGCTTGTTGAAGACGATAGATTGAAACATCCAACATAGAGTCTGAAAGGATTGAGTCTGCCAGATCTTGCAGAGGAGTATTGTACATTTCGGTATATTTCGAATGAATAATAAGATTCTCTTGCTCGAGTTTACGAATAGCCTCTTCGCACTTTTTCATCATGATAGTTTTTTCTACGAGTGGCTGGGTTGCAGGCATGAGTCCACGCTCACGCTCAAAGAGCACATCTTCACGATGCTTTTTGTAAGTCACACGGACAAACTTCTTGCTGAGTCCACACGTCTCAAGCATCTCACGATTCCAGGCACCTCTGCAAGACATGCAGTGTGCATTTTCTGTTGAGCTAATGAGATAACGCTCAACACAACTTGAACAACAAGTCACGTTACAAACCTGGCAACCCACCTGAGAGTGGGTCGACTTGTTGAACTTTTCAGTACATATACTACACATATGATATCAGTGATTTGTATTTCTAAGCTCGTCAAGCTTACACTGTTCGATATACATATCCTCAATAGCCTTTACTCGAAGCCAAGCATTCTTACATTCGAGAGTATCCTCAAATCCAATACAGAGGAGTTTCGCCTGCCTCACAGACTCTCTCAGTTGGCGTGGAATAATTCGTGGACGATGGTTCATAGGTTTAATACACATAGTCACAATCATTGGATTAATAATGTTGCCATCCTTTAAGATGATTCAGTGGATCATTCTGATTGTAATTATACTACTAGTTTTTTCGAAACAAGTCACTGGGTATTCAAAAGTAACTTGCCTAAGTACTGATCAGACGAACAAATTCTTGGCATCAGATCCAGATGGTTTTGTAAAATCACTAAACACGTGGGACTTGTTTGCTCGCAAGGTTTCTACAAGTCAAGAGTATATCAATAAGATTTCAAAATCTGGACTTGCATGCAATGTTCCAAAGGAGATGACTGACAAGGCGGATGCTCTCTTTAGATCCAGGGGTGATTCTGCCATTGCTGATATTCCATGGGTATTTGCAATGACTGATGGTACATATGAAGATGGATATCCACATACAAGACAGAATGTCATCTTCCTGAGTGGTCAATTTGACTATGAAACACTAGTACACGAAAAGATTCATGTTGCTCAGAGAATGAACCCTCCAGACCTTCAAAAGATGGGATACAACTATGTAGGTCCTAGAAGTGGTATATTCAGGCTACGTAGTAACCCAGACATATCAGATGGATCAGTGTGGAAAGATTCATCAGGAGAAGTAATGGTTGCTCACTACAACTCAGATAGACCTATAAATATTGGAGATGTTGATATTGATGCACAACATGAACACCCGTACGAGTTTATGGCATATAATTATATTTACAATAAGTAGAATGAGTAAATTTGTGAAAAGAATGACACCTCTATGGTGTGCTTTACTATTTGTAGGAACTATTTTATTATCAAATCCACAAACTGGAGTTTCAAATGCACCATCTGTAGTAAAAACTACACCATCTGTAGTTACTGCACCATATCCACATGCTGGGGGTACAGCTCTATCCCCTCCACCACCATCTCCACCTCCATCTCCACCAGCTCCACCACCATCTCCACCTCCACCACCATCTCCACCTCCACATCCATCCCCTCCACCAATTGCTGTTTTTGGAGCTTCTTTGTTTGAAATGATTACTTTGGATATAGATATTTCTACTTTTTCTAATGAACAAGCATTTTTTAAGCCAAAAATATTACAGATATTGTCTAGCGTATTAAACACTGGTACTGCATCGGTTGATTTTCGTGCTATAATAGGTATAAATACTTATAAAGAACCAGCTGCAAAATTTTTTGTGAACAGTAACACTGATTTGAGTAATCTTCAACCTCTAATATCATCAGATTTGATAACTCCTTCTCAAGCCTTCAACATCAAGTCTCAAGCACAAACATTTGGTTCTACGTCTAAGACTTTCATGGATGCTAATAATATTAAATCAGTACGTTTTACGGTTGTTTTAAGTACTGGTATAACAGACACACTTTATTATGTAGATGAAACAACTAATTTTTTTGCAATACCTTCTAGCATCACAGACTTTGCAGATTCTCTTATTCCGGATGTATACACTTTAGCTGAAAATTTCCGGACTTCTTCGGCTGGCACAACTCAGCTTGCGTTAGTTATATATATGCCACTAGCTAATGTTAAGTCTGTTCGAACCGCATTTTTGAATCTTTTTACTTCACCACTTATTGGTGCTGTAGGTAAGACAGCTATAAATAGTCTATTCTATGATACCTATATGCGAATTCCAAAGATTTATTTCATAGACCAGAGTGCAGCCTCCACTTTTACTGGTATTGCGCCGTCATCGGATAATTTTAATCCTCTAGATGTATCTTCATGGCAGCATCAAGATTCTGGTGAAGTTATGGCTTTAGATATTGCTTTTTCGGAATTTAAAGCAAATAGGGGAAAATATAGAGGAAACTTTGTAGTAGCAATGAATTCTTTATTTCCGTATTATGCATTTTATTTGAATGAGTTTTTTCCAAGTTTAGCAAACGGGACTTTGGTATATTTTGATGTAATCATTCCGGCAACATCATCAACAGCTATAGGCGATACATTTCTTTCAATACGGGATTTATTTGTGGACTGTCATCCGGCTACTGGTGATAAGGTTGGTTGCCAATCTAAACCAGAATTAAGTAGTGTATTAAAGAATTTTGGGCTTATAAATACCTATGCATATTATAATCAGCAGTTTGCCTCTACTCCATACACAATGCGAGGATATTCGCATTCTTATTACAGTATAAAGGACGATCTACGACGAAATATACTTGGCAAGGATATGGAAGGCGAATTTAATTAAACGACACACTGATGGCTAGGTCTCCAAATATAAAAATGCTCCTTGTCTGGTTCATCGTCCCATTCCCACTTTTTACCCCTCTCCGACATATACAACCCCTCGTCTAGTATCCAATAGACGATATCTTCTGGATCTGTCCTGTAACTCTTTAGCACATTGAACGTAGTCTCGATATCTATCAGATCCTCCATAAGGAGCCACATCGGGAGCTTCTCATCATCCTCATAAAAGGATTCAATCACCTCACCGAAGATGGCGTCGAGAGTCTCTGTGTATCGAGCCTCTGTTCGCTCCTTGCGAATCTGCTTTCGCATGTCCTGAAAGCCCTTGAAATAGAGAGGCTTTCGGCACATGGGACACCCATCGTTACACCCCTTCAGGGTCCACTCTTTGACGCATCCTTTGCAGACGTGGTGCCCACAGACGAGCTTGAGGCAGTGGCAGTCTTCGTAGCACACAGGGCACTCCATAGTCTGACGTGCTTAGAAGAGTAGGCTGCTCGATCCTTTCGCTTGGCTGAATCTCTCTTCGACTGTCTGTCGTTGTCCATATACTTCTCGCCAAGAAAGACTCCTGAGCGTTCAAGCGACACCCTTTTTAGTGTTGTCATAATGTATATGCTGGCACTTAAGCCTCCAGTATTTCAGAGATCTGACAGACCAGAGAAATCTCTCTTCACCATCCATTCACAACAGAATACAGTATATGCGACGAGACCTGACAATGAAAAACTATGGATTTCAGTTGTGAGCTTTCGGAACAAGCATAATGCATACCTGATTGCTAGTATGCTCGAAGAGTACAAGAGAAAGACGAGAGAATGGCCGCTTCTTCTTTCTGACGACTCTGTCTTTCTTCCTGCGGCTGAGGCTAAGAATAGTCTGGGGGAGCTTCAAATAATACGGTGGACACAGGATGAATTGACAACGTACTGTATAGAACATATGCTGGATCTCATTACAATCAATACTATAGATACAAGTAGAGAAGGTCTAAGTATGATTGGGGATACGTACCGCTTTGAAGTTCCAACAGAGTTTTATAGACAAATGTTCGAAGCTAGACTTGACTAGTCCAACCCATAGACTCGCGAAGAGCGATTCTCTTTTCGAGCTTGGTTGTCCGAGTCTCCTGAATCACAACAAACTCCTTATTCTCAGTGAGTTCAATAATATCAGTAATGGGATCTGGAGAATATTTGAAAGTCTCGGGGATATACCGAAGACCAAGCTGACAGTTTCCAGTCTTGTAAAAGAGGTTGCAAGACAAGTCACAACTGTGATCATCACACCAACTGTAAAATGACTTGACAACTATGAGATCAATTGATAAATCACCCAAATGAATCTTAATAAGTCGATTCACTGAATTTGTCCCATATGTAAAATTGATATCCTTGTAAATATTCATAGGGAGTCCCAGAGCCCCGAGACACTTGAGAAAGGTGTCGATATCTGCATATTCTGGGATGGCTATGTCAATGTCATTAAAATGATCCGCCTTGCAGATCAAGACGTCCCTGACATAGCCACCATAGACCCAGCCACCAAAGGCGAGAGCCATGCTTACAATATTTGTATCCATCTTATTTATAGAGGCACCTACGTGTTTAAGTGGGAATCCAAGCCGTCTTGGCAAAGACCGCTTTGGCATATTTCATCCCTAGCATACAATGAATCATTGGCCATTCAAGAGTCTCATCATCCTTCAGTTGAAGACCCATTGGATTCTTATTAACCTCCATTACAAGGTTATGACCACCCATATCCAGAGCTACATCAACCATCTGCATAAGCCAACGAACATCAACCTCCTCTGTTGGATCAAATTTGGACAAAAAAGCCTCAACACCCATTACAGTACTTGTACCGTTAGTCTTTATCCGCAATAAGGGCATTTGTAACCCTGAACAGGCTTTTTATGGTAGGATGTCTTTTTGTACCCGGCGCTCTGGTTTGTGTATACGATAAATGCAATCAAGGCTAACAATAGAATATACTGCATCTCCATTACTCTTCACCGAGAGAATAATTGGATTCATTATCCGAATAGTCATCCTCATAGGATTCTCCCTCGTCTGATGGGACATAGTCAGAGTCGGAATCATACTTTACAAAGCCTGATGGAACAGCCTTGAAACCAATGTCACTCTCATCATCTGTGCCTAGATATTCTGTGATTGAGTCATCCTGAACCTCATACACTTGTTCCTCATATCTATAAATAACCTGACCGTGATCCAAATCTTCAGTTGGACTCAGATACTTGATACTCATCGTATCACCAGTCTCCTCAACGACCATTGCGAGAAGAGAAGCCATTTTTCCTGAAGGGAGCTCAGTCCAAACCTTGACAAGCATATATAGACTGGTGGTAAAAATCTTTATACCTGATCCAACGCAGCCACAAGCTGCCCTTCTTGATTATAAAATACGAATGCTCTACGTATCCAAACCTCTTCATGGACCATATTTCTCTGTGTCAAGTTCCTCAGTGTATCAATCACGATACCCTCCTCTGGTAAATCAGCCTCATCATCATAGTGAACTGTGACATTCATCTTGTGTCTCGTGTCTTGTCTACACATGGGACATCTATGATCTTTCTCGAGCCACTTGTATATACAGCTTGAATGATACCAATGTCCACACTGAAGTTTAGATGAGTCGTCACCAACTCCAACCTTTTCTAGGCAGATGGAACAACTCTGAGCGTGAGTCCAGCACCGGTCAGTTCCGAATATAGAACTCTTCTTACAGGTGTGACCGGATGCCGTCTTGGCGTTACACATTACATGACAAGACTTTTAAATCTCTATATATATTATATGGCTTGTATCAATCGACCCTTTTCCAAACAGTCTGGTGCAACATGCTGGTTTCACGCTATTATGAATGGTTTTGTGACGAGCAAGTATGGTCAGATTATCATGTACAAAGCACTTGCTAAATATATAGATGAAAACATTCAGACAAAGAAGCAGTATGAAGACTTTATTAGCTCGGATCTTACTTGCGTCAGACCTGGAAAACTACACTCAAAGTTTAATTTCTACAAGTGGTTCTATCACTGGCTGATTCTTGGAATACAAGGTGACAGAAACACGAGAATAGTTATGAGAAATTTGGTTCTCTCAAAGAGAAATACAAATGCAAATAGTCATCAGCTTCCAGCTCAAGGATTATTCGATGTTCTTGGACGTATGGAGATTCATGACTATGCAGTTATTGATCTCCATAGCGGACAAATCCACAAGACATATCCAGACCCATCATTCATAGTATATGCAATATCAAAAATCGATTGGAATAATCCGCTCGGTGGTTTTGGTAGCTATCTACCAGCTCAAGTTGATATTGAAGGAAGATCCTTCCGTCTTGACCATGCCTCATTTGGAGAACAATTCTTGAATGGTGGTGAACATTCATCACATGCAATAACAGGTATAAGATGCATGAGAGATGGATCTCCAATGATTATAGATTCCAATTCTAGTCTCTTGTACCCTTGCGACTGGTCAAAACCTGACAATATCACCAGATGCAAAGCTTACGTGGAGGAATGTCAAAAGTTGTATCACTCACCACCAACATCGCCAATTGTATTATTTGTTATTTATACAAATGTGAGAATGTCTGCCAATAACTTTAATCGCAACGTAAATAATATTGGACCTCAAAAGATTCTCAATAGACTCAACAGAGCTATGAATACTAGCGGTTGATGTTCTGAAATAGGACTGTTGCAGCCGCTCTGTTTCTATTCGTCCTGAGACGGTCAGGGTGAAGAGCAATCATGACACGTTTGGCATTTCTGAAATCAATATCTTTTCCAAGCCATTCTTTAGCAAAGTGCTTCATCCTCTGCGTTTTGTTAGTAATTCCAGAGTTTCGGTACACTTGTTCAAAGTAAGCCTTGTGAGTTGCCAAGTTGGCATTGTTTCTTGGGGCGACTGGCTGGCGTGCTCTCGCCTCAGCTTCTCTGAATCTGCTTTCGGCATTGCGACGTCTCTGAGCCTCTTCTGCATTTCGACGTCTCTGAGCCTCTTCAGCATTTCGACGCATACGAGCTTCTTCATTTCTGAGTCTCTGTGCCTCAGCATGTGCTTGTGCTGCTTCTGTAGCATATTGGTTCCTCATTCTCTCTGCTCGATACCTACGATTTGCATTTGCTTGAGCAGCATTCTCTCTGGCCCACCTTTCCCTCGTAGTTTCACTAAAACTCTTGGGTGGTGGATGATATGGATGATACTCTGTCCTTGGCTCGTTATAAATAGCTCCACTTCTATTTGGCGGGTTCATTTCATTATACGCCTCTCGTCTCTCTCTTCTGTAGGCATATCTTAGAGCCTCTGGAATATCTCCCCATGTTTCAGGACTATAGTTTCTATAATAATTTCGAATCTTTTGAGCTCGTTGCATTTATATTACAAAATATAATAATCTAACATTTCCATCTGTGACTACAAGATTTGCAGGTGACATAAGTTGTCATCGGCTCATCTGCTGATCTTGTCTGCAGCTGGTAGTAGTCCGTCTTCTTCGACTTGCACTTTCCGCACTTGAACTGGCCCTCGTAGTCATCATCCCTCATCTTGTTCCTCTCAATCCTGTTCTCCTTCTCTAGGATTGCAAACTTGGTAGTCGAATATGGTCCTTTCGGGTCTATAATATCCGGTCCAACATTGAAGATGTTCTTTGGTACCTTTCCAGTCTTGTACTTTTCGACGAGTTCTGGGGTTCGCTTAAATGTGTTTACGAGGCCAAGCGCAACAGACTTGTAGAAACAAACAAACTGCCGACATTCAAAGGTTGTTGATATTCCGGCGCTCTTCATATGCCTGAAGCTCTTGTTCAGTACGCACTTCTCAAGGTTGCCAGCATGGACACCATCCGGGAAGAATGCCTGGAACTGCTTGCGGACGTGAGCACGAAGAGCCATTTGATACTATAGGCTTTCAAAAGACCTGGGGTCTTGAGGGGCACCATTTTTAATCTTGATGATTCTATCAAGGAAGAAACGGTAAGTATTAAACATTACAGCTCCTACTAATATAATGTATCCAATCGTCTCTTGCACAATGTCATCCTTTCGGGCGCGCACGGAGCCTTCGGGCTCCTGGTGTCCCGTATGTAACCAATGACTGTATTTGTTGTGCAGAGCGTAAAATGATTCATAAACTCAAGTTGCAAGCGAGCCGTGAAGGAATTCGTAATCACAACTTTGCAACTTGGGTTCACAGAAAGTATGGAGATATGGTTGTCTGGCGAAACTTGGCTGATGGAACACCTGGTCTTAGTCTGCCTTGTGTTATTTGTAGAAAAGCGATAGAGAAGCTATCAATTCAATGGAGGGCTCATTTAGGCCCTCAATGGTATACAAATGAAGATGCCCCGAGGTCTATTCCGACACATAAACAGGTTACACTATTTGGATTCAGACAAATGAATCACGAATCCCAACAATGAACAAAATAATCATTTATTCTTCCGAGTAATTCCTAGAGACTTTTCCAAAGACGACTCAACTCTCTGTAGAGGTTTCGATCTCTTAAGTTTCAATTGATCACTCTTCCCACTCGATTTCATCACGGCATCCATCTTCCCAGTGGATGAATGTGTCGTGGTTGGTACCAAAGTTGTTTCAGTGCTCGGATTACACAACATATGAATTTCATTTGGCATATGTATCATTGGTGGATCTTTACAAACTCTAAATTCATCAATGTCCAAGGTTCCTCCAAACACCTTGAGACATTGACGCTTCGGAGCAACTCTACAAGCCTCAGTCTTGTTATACACATGTTTTCGCATGAGAGTTATAAACATCTGATACTCACCGTATTTCGGTCCACCTCTATCAATGTTATAAGCCTTCATGCAAGGCCATGAGCAGAACGTACCCATCGTCGTAAATCGCTTTCTGAGATCATCATATTTGAAAGGCATATGGAGCTCTGGGCCCTCAAAGGGGTGGCAGCACCACCAACACCACACCATATGTGGTAGTATATTATTTTCTTTAATTATAGTAATGGGAACGACTCAGTCTAAACCGAAACGGATAGACCAATATAAAAAGCTACTGAACGAAGCTAAGAAGAAATATGATATAATGATTCAGAAGAATATTGCCTATGAAGACTATGGCACGAAAACAGCAAAAAAAGCTGCTCAAGTAGCTTCTGATGCTTATGTAAAGATTGTCACAAAGGTTGACAAGTATGAGATTGAGCATGGGTTAGGTACAAACCTAAATCGGTCAAATAGAAGATATGGTCCTACGAATTACTGGAGAATCGTTCACGGTCATTTTTTTGAGGAATAGGCTCCCAATACCTTCCCTCCTCACCGCAGTAGTCGTCGTGCCTCACTTCAAAGATTGTAGATGAATAGACAATTCCACTCAATAGGTTAATCTTACCAAAGAGTTTGCATCGCATCGATGGCATATAGTGCTTGCAAGAGTCACACGTCTTGACTGTTGGAACCTTGAGATGAGGTGCAAACATAATTCTGGTCGACATTACTTATAGAGACATTCTCCTCTATAAGTAATATGATGCTAAGTATTGATGTCGGAATTAAGAATCTTGCAATGTGTGTCATGGACCAAAAGAAGATTAAGTATTGGGATGTTTCGGGGGTTCCGCCTATGCATCAGGATGGTTTGTTCCCATGTATGAAAAGGCATTTAGATGAACGCCTAGAGTTTTTCCATGATGTGAGCAAGGTTGTGATTGAGAAGCAACCTGATAAGAATAAGGGTATCAAGTCTGTGGAGCACTTTCTGCACACCTACTTTCTCTGTCACGACAAGGAGGTTATCATATGGGATGCTCGTCACAAGATTCCTGATGTTGTCGGACCCGGTAGAGAGCAATACAAGCTTCGTAAAAAGGCTTCGGTTGATAGATGCCGACTGTTTCTAGAGGAGGAGAATCAGGAGTGGCTCGATCAGTTTGACAAGTCAAAGAAGAAGGATGATCTTGCAGACACAGTCATGCAAGCTCTTTCATTCATGAGCATCAAGGCTGAGACTAAGGAACCACCAAAGTCCAAGCCTAGAAAACCTACTGAGAATCAAACCAGGACAAAGTATTCCAAGGCGAATCTCGCATGGATCATCAAGACGAATGCAAAGCAAGATGCTAGATTTGTAAAGGATCTTGCGAGGTATTATAGAAACATAGATGAACTAAAGGCTGAATATAATCTTGACGAATAATACATGTCGAAATTCATAGAAGACTTGGCAGAGGCACTAGGAAAGAATGGTGCAAAGATTGTAAAGGATGGTGAATCATCATATATTGATTTTGGGAAAGGTGTTACTGCAGATATCAGAGCAGGTACAAAAATTGCCGAACCTGGATCTGACTTTCTCGAGAGCTTATCAAAATCTATAAAACAAGATTCAAAGGGTTTCTTTAAGGATATCGAAAGTAGTTCAGGAAAGATTACGGAGCAGGAAGGGATTGCAGACGGTAAGACGGCAGTTGAAGTTCAGGCTGAGTCAGCTAATGATGTAACAAAGGTTACAGCTGCTGGTGCAAGCGTGGCTGGTGAAGCAAAAAAGTCTACTGAGGCTATATTTGGAGCGAATATTACTACATTCGCAGGTGTTGCTGCTCTAGCAGTTACAGGAGCAGTTGGTGTTGGTTTTGCATGCACTAACAATGTAACTGTTGATATTGTAGATATAGATGAAGATACAATTACATATAAGTATACACCACATGGATCTTGTCCTAAAGGGACATTCAGACCCAGAGTCAATGATGTTGTGACATTCAGTTTCAGTGGGACTACCCTTTACAGGATTACAGCTATAGATACAGATCAAGTGACGGTTGATGGACCTGATATTACAGCTACAAGTGGTACCATGACCGTCAAGACGACACTTAGTCATCAGGCAACTGGAACTGTAGGTGATATCACCAACTATGTTGTCAATGCAGCAGAGTCCATCCTGTCTGGTGGGGCAAGTATACTCAAGTGGATACTCATTGGTCTGGCTATTGTTATTGTCCTATTTATGATTATTTTCGTTGTAATTAAAAAATTTGTATAACGTAATGAATGTAACAGTGATCGTATTAATCGTTATCATTCTTATAGTCTTGGTGGTTTCAGGGTATGTGCTATTACACCACAGCACAAATGCAAATAAACCAGGGACTGGAATGGACTGTATGGGGGCTTGGGGTGATTGTGAAGGTGATTGTGGTACAGGAACTCAAACCTATAAAGTGACAAGACAACGTAAAGGAAATGGTAAGGAGTGTATAGAAAAAGATGGAGCCACAAAAGACTGTGAACTGGATCCTTGTGTTCCTCCGCCAGACCCACCCCCCGGTTGCGAAGGAACAACGGGCTTGTCTAGACTTTGTTGTGAGGCTAATGTCGCAGCTCAGATTACATTCTTTGAAGCTCTCAAATTTATTCTGAAACCTTCAAAGATGGCTGAAATCTTTGGGAGCGAATACAAGAAAAATTTGGGCCTCATCGAAGATGCTATGAAGAATGCAGATAAAAAGGTTGCCGGAGGAGTTGAAAAACTTGGTGCTGAAGCTGCCACAAAGACTATAGAGAAAAAGACTGTATTTGGTAGATCTGTCGAATACCTGAAAGGTAAAGAATCATCAGAGATTGAAAAGTTTATAAAGAGTGGTCTCAAGAGTAAAGAGTTGGCACTAGAAACAGATGCTTTCAAGGGTGCAGAAAAACCAGAAGCAGAAGCAATGTTTAAAGCTTTATTCGAAGCTGAGTTGAAAGCTGGTGGAATGACACAGTCTGTAATAGATAAGACCCTTGCAAAGAAAGCGGCACTCATGGAGGCTGATGCCGCACTAGGACCTGCAGGATGGGCTCTTGACGGAATAATGGCTATTGGAATGGCTGCCGATCTTGGTTTAGGTAATAAGGGTTTCGTAAACTATTCTACGACTTCAGAGCTGATAAAGAGACGTGATGAAATAATCACACAACTCGAGACACAAAATGGTCTCATCTTTCCATATGTCGTAGGACCTCTTGATGCTGCTCGAATCTCAGATCCGGGCGATTTGAACACAGCAGTTGTTGGTAAAATGTTTGATATCTTACTTTCGGCTGGTGGTAATCCAACAGATACACCGAATCAAACGTTGATAGATATATTGGGTAGTATAACCACATATACAAATGATACTGATTTACTAGATTCAATAACATTAGGCCTACAGAATCTTCCGCAGGATAAATACGATGCCCTGTTTGATTTGGCTTTTGATTCACTCTGTGGTGATAAGGGTGGGGTTTTAATAGATAGTGGAAAACCTGGATATCCCAAGTTTTGCTCATATCCGGACAAGAAAACATGCCATGATAGCTGTGATTGGAATATAGCTCAAGGATCATCAAAACCAGACTCTATATATACAGAGTGGAGGAGTCCAGCATTCTTTACAAAATATGGTTACCAGAATATTCCAGCAACCGGAGCTTGTATTATGATGGATGATACTCTGCATAGATACTGTAATAGACCACCTAGAATTCATACATGGAGGAATGAAGGAAAGTACATACCAAAGGAGGTATATTACGATTACTATTCATATTACACATATAACAGAGAAACTGGTGTTTGTGCACCGCAAGAGATGCAGTGTAATCTATGGGGTGTAGGATATGATGGTGTGAAGGAACCAGATACAAATGCTGCAGCATTTGGTGGACAAAAATATGGAAGATGTATAAATCATGATGGTTGGTTTTCATGGTTCAAGGATGCAATTATGGGGGAGACACTACCTAATACAATAGAATCATGTCTCTCGTCAACAGGAGTTCATTATGGTTCCTACTGTAATGAACCTAAAAAATGGTGTCAGTATAGAGCTGCAGGAGATAGATCTGGGCTAGAGCCACTCTGTACAGGAAATAATGGAGACCTATATACCCTTCCCAACTAGTTTCTGAATATATGCAGTTGAACATTCACATACATTACTAGAATTTAAGAAGCATCCAGCGTCACAATTGGTACAAAAGTCATGAATATAACCCACGTCACATACACACTTGCCAGTAGTTGTATCTAAGCCTCCATGACCACAAGTGTGCGCCTTACATCCACTATGACCATCATATTCATATCCATGTCTACATACACATAGACTATCTGCAGTTGTTCGAGTCATGTTATTCCCGGGACATTCTTTGACACAGTATCCAGTTTCATTCATAGTGTACCCGGGTATACATTCACACACATTTAGATCTATATTATATATAGAGTGAGCCTTTCGACACACACAGTGTTCCCCATCATCTATAAGTGCTGCGGATGGACATTCACAAGTATTATTCAGATAGCTATATATGAGGCCATATGGACAGTCATCATTCACACACTGATCTGTAAGCCTGTTGTATGTTAATCCATATTCACATATTCTAAAGGGTTTCTGTTTGTAAGGTTCTGGTGCTCTATGAGTTATACCCCATATGTAGCTTGTGATGGCGAACAAAAATATACAAAACAAGCCGAAGATGACTAGGTTCTGATTACGTGCAAATAAAAGAGCCCACAGAAGAAATATGATGAGCAGAATCGGTATAAGGATCATCTTCTATATATATATAAAATAAATGAAGATTACAAAATCTTTTTACGAAATCCAAGGGAGGATGTATATTGATATTGACTATGAAAGAATCAAGATACCTTGGAGATATAACAGAGTCATGTGCAGAGTGAACGGCCTCAAGACTATCCAGGAGCTCGAGGTTGATCAAGAGGTTCGAGCTCTTATAGAGCTAAAACATTGGGATGGTGAAAAATTTAAAGTTCTAAAGGAGTTGAGCACTGACTAGTTATGCTGAGTCGTACTGGGTATATTGTACCAGATGATGCTGAAATAAAAAAGGAACTCACAGTAAGAGGGATTGAAAATGCAGTCGGAATTCGACCGCCAAGTTTCAAAGTCTTTAGGTCAGATAAAGGTAAAATGTGCATCCCAAGATACTATGGAGAGGATCGATTCGGACCAGCAAAGGATCACAGGCCAGAGCCGGTACAAGGGAAACTACTTTTCAATGGGAAACTCAGAGACTTTCAAACCCAAGCCCACAAAGCCTTCATGGAGACAAAGAGCGGCGGAGTACTTTCGATATATTGCGGTGGCGGAAAAACCACTATTGCGCTCGCCATTGCTTCCACCTTACGACTCAGAGTACTTATCATAGTCCATAAAGAGTTTCTCGCAAACCAGTGGCGTGAACGAATCCACCAGTTTTGTCCCGGAGCAACTGTTGGCATCGTTCAAGGTGACAAATGTGAGCTCGAGCACGACTTTGTCATTGGGATGATTCAGACTATGTGTCAACGTGAGCACCCCATCGGAACTTTCGACTCGATCGGTCTTTTGATTGTGGATGAGGCTCATCATATTGGTGCACCTGCATTCTCACAGTTCATGTTCAAGTTGTGCCCAAAGTATACGCTTGGTCTAACGGCGACCCCTGAAAGGAAGGATGGTCTGACGCGACTCTTGTATTGGTTCCTAGGTCCTTCATTCTTCAGTCTTGAACGTACGGATCAAGAGCATGTAAAGGTTCACAAGATTGAGTTTATGTGTGATGAATTCAAGAGAGCTCCACCTCTCAACCGCATTGGCCAACTCTCAATAGTAGAGATGGTGACGGCACTGTGCGAGATTAAATCACGCACAGCCCTTATACTTGATATCATTCAAAGTAATCCTACTCGTAAGATTCTGGTTCTGACTGACAGAAGGAGTCACTGCTTTGATATAAATTCTCATGTGAAGGACTCAGCATTGTACATAGGTGGTATGTCAGAAAAAGATCTTGAGACTTCAAGCAAAGCGAGAGTCATTGTAGCAACATTTAGTCAGGCACACGAAGGTCTCGATATTCCATCACTGGATACTGTGATATTAGCCTCTCCACACTCTGACGTGAAGCAGGCTGTTGGGAGAATTCTTAGGGGTGGGAACAAAAATCCACCAGCCATATACGATATTGTTGATAAATGGAGTGTTCTTTACGGTATGTGGAAAAAACGCGTGTCCATGTATCAGCAATCTGGGTTTGATTGCGAAGTCGCTGAAACAAAATGTCTATTTTAGGCTATCGAGTAGAGCCATTCCAATAACTCCAAAGATGAAATACATTAGAAAGTAGTGTGTATCATCCTCTGGATCTTCCATTACATAAGGTTCTATTGGCGCCAGCACTGCTGGCTGAGTAACAGGGGGTGGAGGATCCGGCGCCTTGTACAAGGTTTTGGGATACAACCTCATTAATTAATACTTAGATTAAATTGTAACCTCCTTCTTCTTCTTGGTTGTCTTCTTCTTACCAGTCTTGATGGTTAGGTCCTTCGTCTCAGAGTTGATGGAGACAATGTCGGACACTTCATCATCTGAGATGATTGATGGTGGTGCTTGAGGAGCCTCTTCTCTGAAGACTGGTCTGGAATTTGTTGGTTGGGGTGGTGGCATGAATCCACCCATCATTGACCCAATATCGATTCCTGGCCCGCGCATTTCTCTACGACTTCCATTGTCTTGTGGAGGTGGCTGACTCGTCTGCGACTTTTTGACTGCATCCATCATATTCTTCACCAAATCTGGATTATCTCTCATCACCTTTCCAGTATCCAGTCCTGCAGACTTGAACATTGATTTCGTAAGATGGAACATCATAGCCGATCCCCCAACCATCATCATCAGCTTAATCTCAGGTGCAACAGCAATCTTATCCTTATACTTGGTGTGAAGCTCCTCAAATACAGTATCATAGTCATCAATATTCTCCATCATATTCTCTGACCATCCATCGAGCTGAACATCGAATGGATCATACTTCTTATTAATAAACTCTATACCAGTGACACATGCAATCATAATGCGTCTGGCAAACTTGATACCCTGGTCAGACTCGATCTGGTACATGATTCTCTTGTACTCTGTGCGAATCTGCTCAATCTCAGAATATGCATTCAGTTTTCCAGACGTCTTGAAGCCCTTCTTCTCAAGGCGTGCAAGTTTGTTCAGCAAGTCAGCCTTCTCATCCTCAATTGAAGAGTACCCAGGAGATGGCTGTGGTCCAACTGGACCCTGATCATACTCCTCCTCTCCGTAATCCTCCTCGTCATAACCATCATCAGGAGGAAACTCCTCCTTCTCTTTATTGAAAGAGACACGCTTCGTTGGATTTGTAAATACATCTAGGTTTGGTTCCTGTCTGGGAGGCATGGGTCGTCTTGGAGGTGGTGCAGATTTCAGCTCGATCTCATCCAGAAGAGCCTGCTCTCCTGGATCCATATTCAAAACCAGGGACTGGTCTTTATTCAAGACAATGTCAGCCATATAAAACTTTATAAGAAAGGAAGCTAAAATCTTTAACGCAGGCGAAAATAAAATATCGACGAATGATAAATGGCAAACTCAATGGACTCGAAAACTCTACTCATCATCGTTGCTGTAATTCTGCTGTTCATGTATCTTCAGCCCAGTTCCTGCAAATATGCTTCCAAACCTGTAACAAACTATAAAAGACGTCGCACGTATGAGACTGCACCAATGGCACCCCAGCCACCAATGGCTCCCCAGCCTGTAATGGCTCCCCAGCCTGTAATAGCACCTCAGCCACCAATGGCTCCCCAGCCTGCAATGGCTCCCCAGCCTGTAATAGCACCTCAGCCACCAATGGCCGCAAGCGCATATTCCGGTAACCTAGCAGTTGGTACACCACGTAAGGCACCATATGAGATGCCAACGAATAATGCAGCACCCTTCAAGTCTGGATACATGCCAACTGGTAACGCAGCAGCCTTCAAGGCACATTATGAGATGCCATCCTCGGTAAAGTACCAGGCACTAAATGTAAACTCTAAGAATGTTGGAGCAGCACCTTACAAAAAAAAGCATTACTAAATAGTAATGGAAACATATACAATTACGATAGATAGCTTGCAATCATCTCAGAATACAAACTTTACAATTGATATATCAACACTCCATCTTACAAATATTTCTGAAGTTGAAGTACTCAGGGCATCAATATCTACAACTGACAACTCAAGTGCAGTATATGTATATATTGATCAATTAGCTGGTAATCAATATAGTCATAGAATATCACCTGTAGGTACCATCAGTAACAAGTACCTCGATGGATCTATAGTATCTTGGAATCCTTACACTTCACCCAGAACGACGTTTACGAGAGGTGGTCATTGGAAAGCTTATTTAGCTTATGATACACCAAAAGATTCCTTATCAGCACTTTCAGTCTCTTTGTACAACCAAAACGGAACCCCACTTACAGAGGCTGGATCTGATACGACATATTTAATTCTTAGAGTAACTTGTACTCTACCAGTTGCTCCTGAACCTATTGTTAAAAGTCTTCCACCACTTCCCATTCCTATGACTACATATGTACCAAATACTCCATCATACATTCCAAAGTACACAATCTACTTTGTACTAGCTATACTACTGGCTATCGGCGCAAGGCTTTTTTTTGCCTCTTCTTAGACTCACTTCTAATGAGAGCCATAATTAGAATTGATAATACAGTAGCAATAAAAGCTACAAGCATATAATACCCTAATGAATCATTAGCGAGTGGAACAAAGTGTGTTATTGTTTTTCTAACTACGTCTATCCATGCATATGCAGCTGCAAATGCAATTCCCGCTGCTATACCTTTGAGATCTTCGTTAATCTCTGAGTCAGTTATACTCATATATAACTAATCCAGATTTTCTTCCTGCTTGATAAGTTCCTTAAACTCCTTGAGTGGTTTGATGGGTTCCTCTTCTTCTATGATTAGTTTTTTGTCATTTTCGAGAGGCCAATAGAATGTTTTCTTATTCTTTAGCATCTGCTTTATCTATGGATTTTTTTAGAGACTTTTCTGCTGGAGTCTCGGGTTCCCACTCGGCCCAAGTGTCATAACACTCATTCACCTTGAGGAGTTGTTCATCTGTACCTTCGTATCTCGTGAAGGGTTCATCATCCTCCTCCATCTCCTCCATCTCTTCATCAGAGTCTGTATCCTCAAGCTCCGGGAACAAAGTCCCAAGCTGCTTGCCTGTGACATTCCTTGCGGAGAAACGAAAGCCATACTGGATATCTGTTGCTGTGACTGTTGACCGGCCACAAGCCTTTGCATAATGAGCAGCTAGTATTACTGCTGATTCATATACAGGTATAAAAATGTTCATAGCAGCCTCCATCGCGTATAGCTAGGTAGCTTTAATTCCTTTTAATAGTAGTGATGAACCTCCAGATCAAGAAATTTGATCCTAGGCGCATTCAAGATGATAGTACATGTGTGTTTATAGGGAGACGGAGAAGTGGTAAGTCGACACTTGTGACTGATATCCTATGGTACAAGAAACACATGCCCGTTGGTGTAGTGATGAGTGGAACCGAGGAGGGCAATCATCACTACAAAAAATTTGTTCCTGATCTATTTATTCATGGAGAGTTCAATAAGGGGACTATTGAAAAGATTATCGAACGACAAAAGACTATACTGGCTAGAACTGGAAGTGCCAATCCAGTCTTTCTACTTTTGGATGATCTCATGTTTGATCGTAGTTATATGAGAGAGAAGTGTGTCAGGGAACTCTTTTTCAACGGAAGACATTGGAAGGTTTTCTTCATGGTGACTATGCAAGACTGCTTAGGTCTCGATGCAAGCATCAGAGGTCAGGGTGATTATGTATTTGTACTCAAGACTGACTCGAGTCTGAAGAATCTTCAGAGACTCTATGAGCACTTCTTTGGTGGAGTTGTATCTACATTCAAGATTTTCAAAGAGTTGTATGACAACTGTACTGAGAATTACGAATGTCTAGTAATTGACAACACAAGTCTGTCGAGCAAGTTGGAAGATAGGATATTCTATTACAAGGCGAGCCTCAGAAACAACTTCAAGATTGGTAGCCCCGCAATGTGGAATTTTCATAGGAAAAACTGCATCACGCGTTAAACACTTAAAAGTTTAAACTGTTGGAATACTAAATGCAGATTTTTGTAAAGACTCTCACAGGGAAGACGATTACTCTAGAGATTGAGTCTTCTGATACCATTGCAAATGTAAAGGCTAAGATTCAGGACAAGGAGGGTATTCCACCAGACCAACAGAGACTTATCTTTGCTGGAAAGCAGCTTGAGGATGAGCGTACTATGGCTGATTACAATATTCAGAAAGAGTCTACTATTCACCTTGTTCTACGCCTACGTGGAGGTGTAGATCTTGTATCCATCTCTGAGGTTGTAGAGGCTCCAGTTGCAAAGCCACCTCTACCAGTTGTAGAGGATGAGGAAGACTCCACACCAATTGTAAATATCATTCCACCAACGCCTACTCCCCCTCCGCCACCACGTCCAGTTCCTCAGCCAATGAGAATTCCAGAGCCAGTAAGAGTTCCAGAGCCAGTTCGGGTGGCTGAGACGTATGTCCCAGATTCTAGTGGTCTTAAGAGTTCAATTATTGCTGGTGTACTTGCAGTCCTTGTATTCTCACCAATTGTGCAGGTACCACTTGCCCGACTCGCACCCAAGTTCTCTGGGCACGGTCCTATTCCGTACATCTTCATGGTTGTCCTTGTATCATCGCTATTCATGACAATTAACAAGGTTGTCTAATCACCAATGTACGAATCACAAAAAGCAACATTAGAACCAATAGGTTCATAAATCCCTATACCAATCGCAATACTCTTTAACTCTGTTAGGTTGTCCCAAAACTTACTCGAGTGATCATATTCGTCTACAGTGTTGTGTGCTAACTCATGAAGAAACACATGCATTATATAGTTGATTTGCCCCTTTGTACATATAAAAATCTCATATCCCTTCCCTACATTGTAACCAACACCATCAGCTGAAATCTCAGACATACCTGTAACTATACCTTTATTCCACAGCTCTGGAAACTCGTCAATTCGTCGAAGCTCAGTCCTTAAGAGATCATATCGACGCATGAGCTCAGTCATGACATCGGGTTGTTTTATTTGTGATAAAATTGCTCCAAATGGAACCGCTAAAATTAACGGGTTCATCTTACTATACCCTTCGAAAAATAAACTTGGAATAGATATCTGAAATCAGACCAGTGTGTTCTGGAACCATCTTTTCCCAGTTTTCAAGCTCGAGCCCATCCACTTGGAACAAAAATTGTTTGTAGCACAATGGTTCTGGTACTGGTCCATTCGCATAATAGGGTCCGTCAACCAGCCTGACGATTGCCATGTTTCCAAACTGGTGATTGTTTGTCGAATAATATCCCCTCTCGATGGTATTTCCCAGTGAATCTGCGTATTTTTTAGGTATGCGAGATGAATCAGGAACCACACCCATCAGAATACCTCCGATTCGTAGTCTGGATACAATATTCTCCATTGTCGATTTGAATAACTTTTCACTTTTGAAGATGTACTGAAGAGAAAAGTTGTAACATATGACATCATATAACATATGAGGTGCATCATGAATATCACCATGCATGAAAGTTGCCCATGTGTACCCACACTCCTTGGCACGCTTCGTCGCCTCTTTGATTGAGTCCTCGTCAGGGTCAATTCCTAAAACTGTGCATTTCTTCCACTTGTGCAAGTCACCACCTCGACCACACCCAACATCGAGTACAAGAGATCCAACTGGGACATTCTTTTGAATGTGAACCCTCTTAGCCTCATTATGCATTTTACGCATCTGATCCATACTTAAAGGTACAGAGCTTGTTCTTATTAATATGGCACTTGATCGTACCTATGTTACACTTCCTGGGCAGCAATACGCACTAATTTCAATTGTGGGCCCCGAGCAGCCCCAAAAGTCTGAGAAACTAGGCCTTAAGATTTATAGCTGCCACGGAACCCTTGATGAGGCGAAGAATCACGCCTCCCGTCTTCAGAAGGAGGATGCAACTTTCGACATTATGGTTGTCGAGACTTGCACGTGGGCTCTCATTCCCCCAGACAAGAACAGCATCTCCGATGTTCACTATGTCGAAGAGAAGCTTGACGAGATTTTCACAAAGTATCATGAGAATCGTAGAGCAGCCGCATCAATGTTTGAGAAGCGTAAGCGTGATATGATGGCCAAGCCAATCGAGGGATCTGACACACCATATATTGATCCCTCTGATGAGTTTTCAAAGTACTATACCAAGCCGGATGTTGCACCGGTGCCTCACCCAGCTGAGATTCTAGAGCAGCTCAAGCTCGAGTTCCCAGACAAGGCTATTGTGGATCTTGTAAAGCTTGCAGATCTCAAGGTGCTTGATATTATTGAGGAGAGACGTCAAGCCTCATCATCCGTTGAAACCGCCTCCTCCTCATCCTCTGGTAGCTCTTCGGAGGGAATTTCCTCTCTCTCATCAAAGAATGATTCCAAGTCTGAGCCATCATCTGACCCATCGTCGGACAACTCTTCATCTTCCAAGATTGAACCACCAGAGTCGTCTGAATCGTAATCCTCCTCCTCAAAATCATCTTCAACCTTTTCAATAGGTTCATATCGCACAGGGGCTTTAGAAACTCGACCGGAACGAGTAATCATTTGTACAATTTGCTTATTTATTGTTTAAGCTCTTGCAATATAGATGGTGGTAAGATGTATTCTCTGCCAACATAGCTCTTACAGTCAGAATCAAGACACATTTGCTTGATTGTTCCATTCTTGATCCAAAACCACGCGTGGTTCCTTCGGTGTACCCTACCGATTCTAGAACAATATTTAGAATCAGTCTGTGCACCCAAAGACTCACCATCACGAGTCAAAAATATCTTTAGTACTCTTGCATCCTTCTGTCCGGGAATGTACTTGTTGATATACGCCTCCAGAAGTGTACTATTGCACTCCACCTTTTCAGACTCTGATTCAGAGTCTGGTATACGAATCGTAAATAACCTAAGAGTTTCCATGAATGGTTGGGACGACAAGTGTTCCACTAGACCTGAGACTGTCACAGACTTCCATGGAACATAAGGTTGGTAAAATTTACCAGCTTGATACTTGTATGACCATACAAGTCTAAGCCCAGATCCTGTGTAGACTGACTCGTCTATTGCATCTGCATATTCAGGAAACTTGAGCACAATCTGGTTTCTGATCTTGATAGCTTCTTGCTTATTGGCAACAAGCTCTGGCCAATGAAAATGAACACCCGTCTTTAGTTGGTTGTCAATACTACGAATATCTGTACGAGCAATATAGCACTTATGCTTTGTGATACTGTTCATACCTACAGCCAGATTGATGATATCGACTGATGACAACTCAGAGTCTGATTTGTAATCGAAATCTACAAAAAAACGAAACTTCTCCGTCCTCTTTTCGACTATACAATGTTTGTTGTGACACAACAACTCGTGTAGATAATCACTATCGAAAGCTGACTGATCATCTACACGAAGTACTCCACCATCCATCAAGAAATGGGATACTGGAGCTTCATGTAACCTCCATCTATTCATAGTATTAGAGGGTGTTTTTTGTTTAATATCTAAGTGAAAACTCTTTACGGTCCTCTTGGAGCTTTGTGTAAAACTCTGGGTTGTCAAGTATATACTGTGTAATCATGGGCCAGACTGTCCTCTTTTTGAGACCATCAAGCGTATCAAAGTCCAAAAAGTCATTCTCGTCATACTGTTTCCTGAAGCACAACTGTCTCAGATC